GATCCACGTGGTGCCGGTGTCCAGGGTGACGCATAGCTGCCCGTTGTACGGGGTGGTGATGCCGCTGGCGCCGTCGCGGTCGGCCACGGATGCCAGCTGCGCCACACCCTCCACGTGCCAGCCGGTGCCGTCCCACCATTCCGTCCAGCCGCGCGCGGCGCGGACGATATAGAGCCCCGGCCACGGCGTGCTGATGGCGTTGCGCTCGGTGGCGCTGCCGATGGTGAGCACCCCGCCGTCGTTGACGGTGGTGCGGAGCAGGGACTGGAGAGTGGGCGTGGTGGCGGCCGCGTTGATGACCCCTCGGGCCACGGGAATGAACGACGCGGGGAACGCGGGGTCCGCCGGGGTGCCCGCGCTGTTCGCGCCCTGGAGGACCACGGGGATGATCGAGTTCAGGCCGGACGCGTCGTAGAAGTTGTCCTTCACCTGGAACCCGTACACGTCGTAGCGGTTCAGGGTCGGGCTGGCGGCGGCGGAGACGAACCCGATCGTGCCGTCGTTGACGAATTTGTAGTCACCGGCAGCGGAGGCGAAGGTGTTCTGGATGACCCCGGCGCACGCACCGACGTTGACGTTCATCCCGCCCGCGTTGGCGAAGCTGGGCACGCGACCCGAGTAGAAGCCCTGGCGGGCCGCCAGGGTGACACTGAGGTCCGGAAAGGTCTCCGCCGTGTGCAGGAACATCCTGTCGAGCTTGGCGGTATAGGTGCCAGCCTGGAGGTGCCCCGGTGGCGTGAGGAGGGTCATCGGGGGCTCCTAGCTGTAGGTGCTCCGCCACTCCAGGCGGAGTAGCGCGGCGGGGTCGTAGCTGTCAACGAAGGTGCGCCACCGGATGGTGTTCGCACCCGGCGCGAGGGAGAAGGGTCGGCCGATCAGTCGCACGGAGCCGGGGGTCACCGCGCCGGTGCGCGCGTCCACCGTAACCGTTTCGCCGGCGGCTACCGTGTAGTTGATCGTGAACGTCTGGCCGGTGGTGGCGTTCTGGATGACCGGGATGGCGGCGGGCCCGGTCACCTTGAACAGTGGGAACGCGTCCAGGTCGCCCTGGTTGGTCACCACCATCTCGCCACCGGGGTTGGTGCTGGCGCCGTAGGTGTAGCTGAACGTCTTGTCGTAGGTGCGGCCGCCCAGGAGGGCCGGGTTGAGCAGTCCGACCTGCGCGCTCTCCGCCACCCCGGCGAGGTACTTCCATACCGGGTTCGCGGCCACGAGGGCGAAGCTGATGGACGCGGCCACTCCGCCCTCCACGTGCCCGTGCATGATCGGCGCCGCGAACCGGCCGGTCGGCCGACACACCAGGGCCAGGCGCTGTTGCCAGCCGAAGTCGAACTGTTCCCAGGCCAGCGGCTGGCGGGCGCCGGTGAGGCTCTGCGGGCCCAGCACGCGGCGCATCCGACGGATGTTCTCGCGCAGCGCCTGCGCGGTGGGGGCGACCAGCACGCCGGACACGTTGATGATCTTCACACCCACGGAGGACGGACCCGACAGCCCACCGTCACGGCCGCCGACCTGGTCAATGGGCGTGATGTAGTCCAGGTCGTCCCAGCCCTGCGACTGGGCTACCGCCTGGGTGCCGTCCGGCGCGGCGACGTTCCACCAGAAATCCACCGTGGGGTCCGGGGTCAGCAGCGGGCCCATGCGGTAACGCCCGTTGATCGACGCGTCCGGCGCCGTGGCCTGCGGGTTGGGCGCGGTCATCGGGACCCTCCGAAGAACGTGTCGGGCGAGGCCATGCCCTGCTGAACCGAACCCTGACTCACGCCCAGGACCGTGTTGCCGGCGGCAAGCGAGGTGCTGCCGACGCGCAGCACCTCGTTGGCGAACTGGCGCACGTTCGTCCCCGGCAGCATCAGGTTCGTCTGGTTGACCGTCACCCCACCGGCCGCCGTGGTCGCGCCCGTGGCGCCGCCACCGGAGGACAGCGAGCCCAGGCCCAGGCCGGGCGTCACCGCGCTGGTGGTCAGGGCCCCGACCATGGCCTCACCGGCGGACGCCACGCGCGGGGTGAGTGCTTCGATGCCGAGGGCGAATCCCTCCGACACCCAGCTGCCGAACTGGCGGAACAGCTTGGATGGGGACGAGATCCCGAGGAGGTTCTTCACGCCCTTGATGGTGTCCTTGATCGGACCCAGCACGGCGTCCGCGATCCGGCCGGCGGCGGACTTGATGCCGTCGATCAGTCCGCCGATGAGGTCGCTACCGGCGGAGATCAGCAGGCGCCCCAGACCGGACAGCGCGCGGAGGATGTTCTCCGGCAGGCTGGTAACGAAGTCGATTACCCCGTTAATCCCGTCCGAGACGGCCGTCTTGATGCCCTCCCAGGCGATCGAGACAATGGTCTTGAGCGCGTTCCACGTGTTGGTGAACACCGACAGAATGGTGTTGAACACGCCCCGGATAATGGACAGGATCAAATCCACCGCGCCGTGGACGATTTCGGACAGGCCTTTCCAGACCCGGTCCCAGTCGCCGGTGATGATTCCCAGGGTCACATCGATGATCCCCTGGACGATGGTCATCACGTTGGTGATGATCTCGGCAATGGCGGTGAACACCGTGGTCACCACTGGCAACAGCGCATCAATCACCGGGGTGAGCAGGTTCAGGATGATGTCGATCACCGGCGTGATGGCAGCGATCAGGATTCCGAGGGTCTCCGCCACTTGGTTGATCACCGGGACGAGACTGGAGATGATCGGCCCCAGCGCGGCGATGATCGGGGGTAGGACTGCCTTCAGCAGGTTCGCCACCAGGGTGATGACCGGGGCGAGCGCCGTACCGATTTGGGAGATCAGCGGGCCGATGGCTGCGAACAGCGCGTCAAGGGCCGGCTTCAGCGCCGAGAGCAGCGACCCGACCAGCTCGCCCACGGTGGAGAGCAGGCCGATCACGGCGTTACGGAAGTCCTCGGACCCCACGAACAGCGCGGTGAACAGCGCCACCGCGATGCCGATCGGGCCGGTGAGCGCCGTGAAGATCCCCTTCAGCCCGCCGGCGCTGCCCAGCAGGTTCGAGAACACGGGCCCCAGGGTGGAGATGATCGGCGCCAAGGTGGAGAAGGCGGAGAAGAGCGGGCCCACCGCCTGCACCACGCCGAAGATCGCCGTGCCGATGGCGATGAACTTGCCCGGCGACTCGGCGAACGCGGCCACGAACTGCGTGATCAACGGCAGGGCGGAGGTCAAGGCGTTGGCCAGCACGCCGGCGATCTGACCCACCACCGCGCCCAGGGCGGGCAGCAGCGGCGCCAGGGCGGTCAGCACAGCGCCGAACGCCGACCCGAGGGCGGACACACCAGGGGCGAGCGCCTGGAAGGTGGGGAGGAGCTGGGCGACCACGGCCGCCACACCCGGCCCGATGCTGGTAGCCAGGTTCGACAGGATGGGGGCGAGCCCCTTGCCGAAGGCCGTGGCCAGGTTGGCGACGATCGGGAACAGCGTTTCGGCCACGTTCGCCACGGAGGCGAAGAACGTGCGCAGAGCGTCCGACCCGGCGGCCGAATCGGTCCAGTCCTGGAACGCCTGGGTGACCTTCTCCAAGGTGTTGAGCAGCCCGCCGCCCACGTCCTGACCGGCACTGAACACGTTGCCGATCGCGGACGCCAGGTTTCCCAGGATCCGCCCGAGCTGGGACGCCACGTCGAGCGACTTGCTGAAGAACTGCTCCAGGTTCCCGTTGGCCGCCGCCCGCGAGATGAACTCCTGGAACCGCCCGGACACGGTGGCCACGGCCTCGCCCAGGCGCGGCAGCTGGGTGGAGCCGGCGGTGACGATGTCCAACACGGCCTGGGTGATCGGCACGGCCGCCTGGCGGAGCTTGGAGAACCCGGAGACGATGTTCGTGCTGGTCTTCTCCAGGCTGTCCAGCCCGCCGGTGGTGGTGACCAGGCCGACGACTTCCTTGGCCGCACCGTTGATCTCGGTGGCCAGCCGGGTGAACAGCCCGCCCGCGATCGGGAGAACGTTCTCCCCCAGGTCGATGGCGACACCGGCGAAGTCCTGGAACAGGCGGTTCTGCACCTCCATTTGCATGGAGTCGAACACGCCCTTGAACTTGGCCGCCTCCTGGACGAACGCCTTCGCGTTGGGCGCCAGCTTCCCGAGGGCCTTGTTCAGTGCGTCGGTGTCCCCGCTGGCGAGCGCGGAGAACGCATCCTTGACCCCGATCAGGCCAAGCTGGACGGTTGTGGTGACCGCCTTCAGGGCGACGAACACGGCGGGCAGGATCCCCACCGCACCACCGGCCTGGGCGGCGGCACCCACCAGCGCGATCAGCCCGGCGGACAGCGCGGACACACTGGCCAGCGCCGTGCCCGCCGCAGCGCCCATCAACAGCAGCTTGGAGCCGCTGAACGCCGCGCTGGCCGCCTTGCTGCCGGCGTCGCCGATGAACGAGAACAGGTCGCCGAAGACCTTTTTCAGTCCGGCGCTGGTCTTGTTCCCGTCGCGCTCCAGGCTGCCGTCCGTGAAGCCGGGGATTTTGGCGTCCACGCCCTTGGTGGCGTCGTTGACCGCCTTGTGAATCGCGAGGGTGACGCTGTTGCCGAACCCCTTGTCATCGGCCCGGAGACGAACTCCGGCCTCCGCGATGATCCTGGCCACCAGCACCCCCTCCCTAGCGTGGGGCGCCGTACCCGGTGCCCTTGGTCAACCTCGCCACGCCTAGCGCCTGCTGTTCGGGCAACGCACCCCACGTCTCCCGGTCCGGCGCCAACCTGGCGGAGCCGATGACCATGGCCCGCTGTGCGCGCTCCAGGGCGTCGGTGGGGGGCTGCTCGATCCACAGCGCGTAAACCGAATCAAGCCACGCCCCGGCATCCGTGCGCAAGTCGACTCCTGCCAGGGTCAATTTGCCACGGATCCACGGGCCGATCAGGGGGCTTTCCGTCAGCCCGTATATCAGGCAGACGGCCGGGTAGGGCGTTCCGTGGCCAAGCCGATCAGCCACTTGAACAGCTCCATCACGTCGTCCATCTCGATCGCCAGCTCTTCGTGATTGTCGATCAGGTCCACCCAGCGGCGGCGGGACGACCCGGCCACGTGGGTGGTGTACTCCTCCACCTCGCTCCAGGGCCGCACCTGGCCCCGCAGGTCGCCCCAGGGCGCGACGAACACGGCATCGGCGGGCACGCCTTCCCGGTCGATGAACTCTTGTGGAATCGGCTCGAACTTGGATGCCGACGATGCGGGTTCGGCGTCGTCGGCGGGCGGCCACACGGGGGCGATCTCGGGGGCGGCCAACAGCGGAATGGGCACCCACAGGTCCGGCACCCCGTCGAGGTCGTCCAGTTGCCCGGCGATCACGGAGAACATGACCGGCAGGCCCGTCTCCGAATTCTCTTTCATCTCGCCAAGCGCGCGCTTGAGGCCAGCGGCGTCCATTCGCACAATGGCCCGGAAGTTGTGCGGGACTTCCTTGTTCTCGCCCTGGCGGAATACCATCGTGAATTCTTCGCGCTTGGCGGGACCCCGCTGTGCGCCGAAAATCTTCTTGCCCATGTGTTTCTCCTCGGGGGTGTTGCTATGCGGCTGCGAGTGGAAGCGACCGCGTCAGGAAATAGGTACCGGTGGTGCCGGGGTGGCGCACCTGTTTGTAGAATACGACCTGGCCGTGCCACACGAACCGCAGCATCTTGCGGCCCCGTGCCCGGATGATGTGCGCCTGGGTGCCGTCGTGCTCGAACATCACGTATTCGGTGCCACGCCCACCGGCCACCAAGTCGACGTACTGCCCGCGCGCGTTCACGCCGGGCTGTTTGCGGATGGTGGACAGCAGACGGCCCGTGCGCACCCGGACGCGGTACCGCGCACCGATCTGGACGTTGCTCATCCTCCGGTCCAGGTCGCGCCGGATGTCCCCGTCCGTGCGAGCGAACAGGCGCGGCTCACCGGGGTAGAACGTGACCTGACCCGGCGAGAACTTGATCATGTCAGTTCGCCTGCCGTCACCGTGAAGCTGGCGACCATGCCCACCAGGTCGCCCTCCACGCCGACCGGCAGCACGTCACCCGTGACGATCTGCACGCCGCGCCCCAACGACTGGCGCAGCCTGGAGGCCAGTTCGGTCAACGACTGGGAGATCAGCCCGGCGTCGCGGAAGAACCGCAGCCCGTCCGCCTGCATGGCGGCCACCGCCGGGAACTCCGCGTTCTCCGGGGTCTGCGCGACGCACCGCACCAGTTGCGCGGCGAACACCGCGTGGCGCACACCGAACACGGAGAGGTTCGAACCGGACTGGGCGGACAAGGTGCCCGCGTCCGGGGCCGACCCGTAGCCGATGGCCTGGAGGGAGACCGTGAACTGCTCGCAGTCCCACGCCACGTTCACCGCGTCACCGGCGGCGCAGTACTGGCGCAGCGGCAGCGGCTCCGCGCCGGGGCCGGCGGCCGCGTAGTGGGCCACCACCGCGTTGAACACGCTCATCCCCAGGGCTTGGAGGTCCAGGCCCTGCCCCAGGCTCACGCGTCCGCCTGGGCAGTGCCGTCCTGGAGGGCCGTCATCTCGCGCAGGCCGGGAACGGTGATCGGCTTCAGGTCTTCGTCGGTGAGGTCCGGGTCCAACGCCTTGGCGTAGTCCACCCACTCGTCACGGCGGGCGTCCTTGGCCGGACGCTTGGGCGCCTCCGGTGTGCCGGTGTCCAACGCCACGGGGAACTCCACCGTGGCGCCTCGCACGTCCGCGCGGGCCAGCAGATCCTGGGACGGCACCAGCTCCGCACCGTCCGCGCGCTCTTCCGGCGTGCCGAAGTTGATCAGCAGGCCTGCGTGCTCCGGGCCGTACAGCTCCTCCAGCCGGGCGCGCTCCTCCTCCGGGGTCTCCGGCGCGCTGGGCGGCGCCGTGACAGCCTGCTCCGCCTGCGGCGCGGCGCCGTGGTTGGCGGGGTGTTGAGCGGAGTCCGCCGGGGCGAATGGGTCGATGTGGTCGGTGCTCACAAGGCGCTCCTACGTGTGGTCGGTACGTCCGGCGACCATACCCCCCCCCGGCGGGGACGCGCTTGAGGGTTGACCGCAGACAGCCAGAGATCCACGGACATGATGCCCGTCTTGCCGTTCTTCAGGAACTCCGCCGGGTCGGCCATGGTGATGGTGACGCCCTGGCGGGCAACGCTGGTGGTGCGCTTGGGTAGGCGGCAGCCGTCCAGGCCGTACTGGTCCTTGGCCAGCTCCACCGCGAGGGCGGCCGCCGCGTCCCGGCCGCCCGCTGGCGGCGGTTCGCCGAACGAGTAGGTGATCACGGTCAGCCCGGCGCACGTGTCCCACACGTCGCCGACGCGGCGCAGCCAGCCGTTGCGGGCCAGCTGGTACTCGTTCGCCGCGAGGGCGACACCGTCCACGGTGACGGACAGGATCTCGCTGATCGGCGATCGCGGGAGGCGGATGGCGTCCGGCATGGGGATGTGCTTGCGGAAGGCGAGCCGGGACACGAGGTCGCCACCCCATCCCCAGCAACCGCAGTCTCCCCACGTCTTGTGGTACGGCCACGTTCCGTTACTCGGGATGGACTTCAGCGTGGCCGTCTCGGAGCAGCCCTCGCCGATCCACTG